CCATCCGCGCCCTGCGCGCCAAGGCGGCCGAGGGGGACGTGCGGGCTGCCGAAGCCCTGCTGGACCGCGCGTTCGGCAAGGCCGTGCAGCGCACCGACGTGACCAGCGGGGACAAGCCCATCGCGACCCCGCCCATCGCTTGGATTCCCGTTCCCCATGTGGAGCCGCCCCGATGACCGACACCACAGGCACCGCCCGCCAGCCCCACGAAATGTGGTGGTCGCATCACATCCAAGCGCGCGGCATCACCGGCTCGACCTTCGCGGGGTGGCTCTCGCAGTCGGACCCACACAGCCGCCGCGCGGTGTTCCAGCAGGTCGAGACGCTGGGGGCCAAGTCTGTCTTAGAGTTTGGCCCCGGCACGTTCCTCGACTATCAGACCTATTGGCGCGCCCACCCGTGGATCGGCTACCGGGCGGTGGAGCTGACGCCCGAGCTGGTGGCCTACGGGCAAGGGCTGGGGGCGCAGGTGGTGCAGGGCAGCATCGCCAGCCTCGACCACTACGGGCAGGCTGACGTGGCGTATTGCCGTCATGTGCTGGAGCATCTACCCGGCTATCACAACGCCTTGGAGACGCTGCTAGCCCACGCCCGCCGCGCCGCAGTCGTGGTGTTCTTCCAGCTCGGCGAGGGGGACCAAGACAGCATCGTGGTCGATCAAACGTTGGCCCACGGCACCTACTGCAACGTCTACAGCCGCTCGCGCCTAGAGGCGTCCCTGACCGCGCGCGGCCTGCGCTATAGCTGGGCGCGACCGGCCACCGACCACATCCTCACCATCTATATGGATGACCAGCCCGCCGGGTGAGCCCCGCCCGCTGGAGCTGCTGAGTGCCTACCAGCCGCTGTTCAACCCCGCCCCCGCGTGGCGCTATGCCTTCCTGACGGGCGGGCGCGGCGGGGGCAAATCGTTTCATATCGCGCTGTTCCTGCTCAACCTCACCTACGAGGCGGGGCACGTCATCCTGTTCACCCGCTGGACGATGGTGGCGGCGTCCATCTCGATCATCCCGGAGTTTGTGGACAAGATCGAGTTGCTCGGGCTGGCCGACGACTTCGACGTGACGCGCGACACGATCCGCAATCGGCGCACGGGTAGCGCCATCCTGTTTCGCGGCATCAAAACCAGCAGCGGCAACCAGTCGGCGCGGCTCAAATCCATCCAGGGCGTGACCACCTGGGTGTTGGACGAGGCCGAGGAGCTGGTCGACGCCAAGAGCTTCGACACTATCGACTATAGCATACGGCAGGTGGACCGCCCCAACCGCGTGGTCCTCGTCCTCAACCCGGCCGCGCGGACGCACTTCCTCTATGAGCGGTTCGTGGCCGAGCGGCGGGACGACACGCTGTACATCCACACGACCTACGAACAGAACGCCCACAACCTCAGTCCCAGCTTCATAGAGCAAGCCGAGCGGCTGCGCGATACGAACCCGCAGCGCTACCGGCACGTCTTTCTCGGCGAGTGGACGCACGCCACCGAGGGGCTGCTGTGGACGGGCGCGGACATTGTGCGGGCGCGGGTCGAGCAAGCCCCCGATAGCTTCGCCCGCGTGCTGGTGGGCGTAGACCCCGCGGTGACGGCCAACACGGCCAGCAACGAAACGGGCATCGTGGTCGTCGGGTTGGGGCGCGACAAGCGAGGGTACGTCCTCGAGGACCTGAGCGGGCGCTATAGCCCCGCGCAATGGGGCGCGGTGGCGATTGACGCCGCACGGCGGTGGGGCGGGAGCATCGTGGCCGAGGTCAACCAGGGCGGGGACATGGTGCGGTCGGTGCTGGCCGCGCAGGGCGACAAGGCGCACGGCGTCCGCATCGTGGACGTTCGGGCCACCAAGGGAAAGCTCGCCCGCGCCGAACCGGTGTACGCGCTGTATCAAGAGGGGCGGGTGTTCCACGTCGGGCAGCTGCCGATCCTAGAGCAGCAGATGAGCAGCTTTCGCCCGGACGCTATGGACGGCAGCCCCGACCGCGTGGACGCGCTGGTGTGGGCGCTGTCGAGTTTGATGCTTAAGCAGGTCGAAGCGTTCGTGGTCTAGCGGCTGGTCTAGTCAACCGGCCAACTTGCGGCGGGTACCATGCCGCGCCTAGCGTTCGGACCATGGCTGACGCCCCGGCCCCTGTGGCCGTCCCGACCCTGCGCGAGCGCGTAGGGCTCGCCCTCAAGGCGCTGCGCGGGGACATCACCGCGCCCGACGCATCCCGCGCCGTCATCCCGCTGACGTACCCGAATTTCCCCGGCCTGACCGGCACGACCGGCCAGCCGCAGAACGGGCTCGCCAGCGGCACGCCGCAGATGTCGCTGGTCCGCACGGCCAACCCGCAGGAGTACAAGCCGGAAGGCGCGAGCATTCGCGTCGAGGGGTTCAGCAAGCATCCGGTGGTCCACGCCTGTATGCGCGTGATCGCCGACACGGTGGCGTCGGTGCCGCTTATCGTGCTGCGCGCGCGGGGAGACTACGAGTCGCGCGTGCCCGAGGCGCACCCGCTCCAGCGCCTGCTCGACTACCCGGGCCCCCGGTTCACGGCCCGCACTATGCGCGCGCGACTGGCGATTGATTTTCTGGGCTACGGCAACGCCATGCTGGAGATGGACCGCGGCCCGTCCGGCGTCGGCCTGCCGCGGCGGCTCGGGGCGATCAACCCGGAGTCGCTCCAGTCGGTGTGGGTGGACACGGACGGCGACCCGCGGCGGTACGACTACGCCAACTGGAGCGGCATCATCGTGCAGCGGGACGTGGCCGACATCATCCACGTCCGCGACCTAGAGATGCCGCGTCCGTTTACGCCCGATGCGTTCGGCTTCCCCCGCGGGGCCACGGCGCTGGCGTCCATCGCAGCCGACAACGAGGCCACGAAGTACGTCAGGCAGGTCGTGACCAACGACGGCACCCCCACCTTCGCCGTGCTGCTGGCTGACGAGGCTACGCAGGATGACGCCACGGCCATGCAAGACCGCTACCGGGCCCGCGTGGTGGACCGCGGCAAGCGTGGCACCCCCGCCTTCTTCGGAGCCGTAAAGGACATCAAGCCCCTTGGCTTTACGCTGTCGGACCTAGAGTTCCCCGACCTGCGCCGGGTGTCCCGCGAGGACATCTGCGCGGCGTTCGGCGTGGACCCGCGGATGATCGGGATCGCGAGCGCGACCAGCGATGCGGGGCTGTCTGGCGCGCAGTACGTCGAGGCGCGCGCGCGGCTGGTGCAGCACACCATTGAGCCCATGCTGGCGGCCATCGAGGACGAGCTGAACCATTGGTTGGCCCCCGAGTTCGGGGACGTGTGGATCAGCTACGACCACGACATGCTGCGCGAGCTGGTCGAGGACGACAGCGCCACCAGCACCCGCGTGCGGTCCGAGTTCCGCGACGGGCTGCGGACGTGGGAGGAGTCGCGCCGGGCGCTGCGGCTGTCCCCCATCCCTGAGCCCACCGACACCATACTCATCAGCGCCGGTGGCACGCTCACGCCCGCCGCGGTGGCCGTCATCGACCCGCGCATGGTGGCCGATCAGGCGCCCGCGCAGGACGACGAGGTTCCGGCCGGTGCGCCCACGGGTGCGCCCACGGGTGCGCCTGCCGACGCCGCCTCAACCCTTGAGGCGCCCACGAACGGCGGCGGGCTGGCGATCAACCTGAATGGCGCGCAAATCGCGGCGGCGAAGGACATCATCCTTGCCGTGGCGGCGGGCCAGCTCCCGCGCGGCAGCGGGATCGCGATGCTGCAAATCCTGTTCGGCTTGAGCCCCGAGGAGTCCGAGCGTCTGATCGGGGACGCTGGCACGGGTGCGCCGACACAGCCCAACGTCATCGAAGGGGCTGGCACGGTCACCGATACCGTGGCACCAACCTCCCGGCCTGCGCCGTCGTCTATGGACAGCGAGGACGAGGACGATAGCGAGGACGAACCCGACGACGAGGAAGGCAATGGCCGGTCGGCGCGACGTGTTCCGTCAAGAGGTGCCCCCGTACCGGCGCGTACTGCCGTGGCGGCGGTGGCAGCGGTCCAAAAGGCACCGGCTCCCGCTGGTGCGGCGGTACGGAATGCCAGCCCCCTGGTAGACGAGCAGGGCCGCCCCTACTGGGTGCATCACCCCGAGGTGCTGCGCGCCCCGCTGTACCGCGAGGACGGCGAGCCCGATGAGGACCACATCCTGTACCGCTACTGGAAACGGCAGGTGTCTGAGATGGACCGGCAGGAAGCCCCGTTCTATAGCACCGCGCGCGAGCGGTTCCGCGAGGACGCCAAGGACGTGGCCGCGATGTTCGCCAAGGCCACGCGCGCGGACGACCCGGTGTTGGACGCCATCGAGCGGCAGGTGCGCGCCAACTACGCCAAGGGCGGGGACTACTACGCCGCGTGGCGGGCCGCGTATCTGGAGCTGATCGAGCGTATGTACCTTTTCGGCGCGCAGGAGGTGGCGGGCGCGGGGTTCAGCTTCGGGCTCAAGCCTGCCAGCGTGCTGGACGCCATCGCCAATCGCGCCGACCGGCTGGCCGACCTGATCGGGGAGACG